GGTCGCCAACAGGTTCGCCTTGCGGATGGGGAGTTTGTTTTGCCAGCCCACATTGTCTCTGCAATCGGGGACGGCTCTACTGACCATGGTGTTCGTCGCCTGAAGGAAATGATGGATTCGATCTACAGGCAAAAATACAAATCAGACTCATTACCAAAGCGCCTTAAAAAGGGAACGCTTGTAGATGAGTGAACGTGGCGCCAGATATGTTGCTATGCTGCGCGGGGAAAGATTCTATTTTTCCTCAAAGCCCTGCAAGCGCGGCCATATGTCTGAACGCCTTACCGACAACGGCGTCTGTGTTGAATGTCGCCGCGCGTTGGAACGTGATAAGTACAAAGAAAGGTATGAGTTAAAGATCAAGCCGCGCCGCACAAAGCCAGAGGAGAAGGCAAAGGCCGCTAAAAAGATGGCAGAAATTAGAGCCAAGTGGTCGGATGATCAAATTGCTGCACATAGAGATGCTGCAAAAATCAGGTCTCGGGCTTGGCGGCAAAACAACCCTGCCCACAGGAATGCGCTCAAAAGGAAATACATAGCAGACAAGGGCAACAGAACACCAAAATGGGCAGACCTTACCCGAATACTGGAGATTTATAAGGGTTGCCCGGAAGGGTATCATGTTGATCACATTGTCCCGCTACGGGCAAAGAATGTTTCCGGCCTTCACGTTCATTACAATCTTCAGTATCTTCCTGCTATTGATAATATGAGGAAGAATAACAGGTTTGATTTACCATGAATGTGAGTTTAGTTCCCATAGATCACATCAATGATGTTTGGGATAAAGTTAAAGAGTACCTATTACCTGCTGTAAAGGTTACAAATGGCAGGTATATGTTGTACGATGTTTATGTTGCGGTGCAACAAGGCAGGATGCAGTTGTGGATTGCCTTTGATGACCAGAATGAGATCCTTGGTTGTCAGGTAACTACAGTCACGGACTATCCTTCCAGGCGCCTTCTCACCTCTTGGTTCACCGGAGGGAAACGGCTCCGGGAATGGAGAGATGAAATGATGGGTGTTCTTATTCGCTGGGCAGAAGATAATGAATGCACAGGGATTGAGGGCTATGGTAGAAAAGGTTGGATTAAAATGCTGGAGCCTTACGGGGTGAAAGAGAACCTGATCATGTTTGAGAAGGAACTGTAAGATGGGCGGCGGTTCTGGCGGCGGCGCACCTACCCAAAGCACAACCTATACCTCGAACCTCCCGGAATATGCGCGTCCATATTTCGAGCGGATGATGAGTCGAAGTGAGGCTGAGAGCAATCAGCCTTATGTTGGCTACCAGGGTCAGAGGTTGGCTGGCTTTACGCCCGATACTCAGGCTGGGTTTAACATCACCCGCAATCTAGCTGCTCAGGGTAATCCTGAACTTGCGGCTGGCACTGGTATTATGGGTGCGGCAGCGCAGCGCGGCTTCCAGGCTAGTAACTACGCATCAACCCCCATTCAGCAAACAGCATTCGGGCAAGAGCAGGCGGCTCAGTATATGTCGCCCTATATGCAGAATGTGATTGAGCGGCAGCGGCAGGCTGAGATCCGTAACTATGATGAGGGTCGTCCATCCCGCGAGACACAGGCGATCAAGGCTGGTGCGTTTGGTGGCTACCGTCAGGCGATTCAGGAAGGTGTGGCGCAACGTGGGTTGCAGCAGCGCCTTGGTGACATTGAAGCCATGGGCCAGCAGAAGGCTTATGAAAGCGCACAGGGGCAGTTTGAGCGGGATCGTGCGGCGTCAATGCAGGCACAGGCTCAGACCGAACAACAGCGCCTTGCTGGCCAGCAATACGGTCTAGCTGGCGCGGGCCTTGGCTTACAGGCTGGCACTGGCTTGGGGCAGCTTGGTGCGATGCGTCAGGGTCTTACTCTGCAACAGGCTCAGGCCCTGCAACAGCAGGGCGGTGTGCAGCAGGGTCAGGAGCAGAAGTCTCTTGATACTGCGTATCAGGACTTCTTGAATCAGCGTGATTTTGACAAGCAGCAAATCAACTTTATGTCGAGCATTCTGCGCGGTATTCCGGTTCAGCCTGCCACTGTGCAAAACCAATACGCAAACCCCAATCCGTTTGCCCAGTTTGCTGGTCTTGGCATCGCTGGCCTTGGCTTGATGCGCTGATAGGATTTAGACATGAACCTCCTCAAGATCCAAGACGCCCTCAAGAACGCATCAGACGATCAGCTTATGCAGTTGATGCAGGCGCCTGATAGCTCTGCGCCTTCATACTTGGTTCTATCTGAGATCCGCCGCCGCAAGGATATGCGAGCGCAGCAGCAGCAGGAACCTGAGACTACCGTTGCTGAGGATCTAGCGGCGCCTCCTCAAACTTACGCGGACGAGCAGGGTATTCGTTCTCTACGCACCCCTGGCTACGAGGCAGAAGAACAAGCTGCCGAAGAAGCCCAGCAATTCCGTAGTGGCGGCATTGTTCGCATGGCAGAAGGCGATGTTGTTCAGGCTGATCCTGCCGCGTCTTATGCCCCCGGGGATCGCGTTCCGACCTTGGCTGAAGTCTATCAGCGCAATGCCGGTCTGTTCCCAGATATGATGGGCGGTCTGCGTGAGCGGATGCAGAAAGAGCGGATTGATCCTGCCGCTCGCAAGAACGAGGCTATCAACCTTGCGTTGGTTGAAGCTGGCCTTCGCATGGCCGCGAGCAAGAACCCAAGCTTCCTTGGGGCAGTTGGTGAGGGTGCCGCCCCTGCGGTTCAGTCCTACACACAGCAAGCCGGTCAAATACGCGCTGAACAGCGTCAGGGTCTGCGGGATGAGATGGATCTGGCGAAGCAGGAAATCACCCGTCAGTATATGGTGGGGCAGATTAGTGCTGCGGAGCATCGCAACCTAACCGCCGAGATTGGCGCGAATAACAGACTGCGCGCACAGCTTGCCGGTCAGGCCGCTAATACTGATCGGACGATTAGGTCGCAGGAAGAAATAAGTAGGCGAGCTTTGGAGCTTGAGGACAGGCGCGCTGGAAATGCGGCTCAAAGACAGGCTGATCTTCTTCGTCAGCAAGGATATTACACTGCCGAAGAATGGAACGCCATGTCTCCAGAGCGGCGCGCTGCGGTGGAAGATATGCTTCGCATTCGCAGACCGGAACCAAGGTTAGATGTTGCTGGCATCACAGGGGAAATTAACACCATACAAAGAACGCTACCAGCTTTGAGGGAGCGGCTAAGTACACTTGGAAATGCCCCGCCAGAAACCCGGTCCACTTATTTGGGACTTGGCGAACCCCGGCGAAATCCTGCGTATGACGCCTGGAAAACTGAACGGGATGATTTGATGAGGCAGATTGAAGCGAATCAAAGTCGTCTTTTGCAGCTTCAGCAGATTAATCTTACCGGCAGGCGTGGCTCCGTTTCTGAAACTCAAGGGCAACCATCGGCGCCTTCTTTACCGGCTGGCCCCCTTGGTGGCAGAATTGAAGACGGTAGGTACATCCCTCCTGGGAGCTAAATAATGCCAACTATTGAAGTTCCTGGGCTTGGCCCGATTCAATTTCCAGACTCCATGTCTGGAGATCAAATTGTTCAAGCCATTGAGCGAGATATTCTACCCCAAGCTCGTGCGTCAAGACAGGTTTCAGAAGAGCCGATGGGGCCTGCTGCTCCGGCGCCTATTCCAGAAAGGGGTTTCCTTGGAACGATTGGTGCGCGGGTTGGAGATGTTGCTGGCTCTACTGTATCTGGGCTTGGCGGTATTGCTAGTGGGCTTGGCGGGATTGTTGGTATTGGCACTGGGTCTTTTGACAATCCCCTTACTCGCCTTGGGCAAAGTATTCGGGGGGCAGGCGAAAGCCTCATGTCTCCCGAGCTTATCCAAAAAAGACAGCTTCTGGACCAAGCATTAAAAGAAGCTGAGGGCCAAGGGTTCCGCGAAGAAGTCGGTGCTGTGGTTTCCACCTTAGCGCAAAACCCGGGGCTGCTTGGGTCTATGGCTGTCGAGCAAATTCCTCAGCTTCTTGCGTCTTTTGGAATTGGTCGAGTCGCAACAGCCGCTGGTCAAATCGCTGGTCGAACAGGAGCGAGAGCCGCCGCTGTTGGTGCCGAGAGGGCTGCGGCTGAGGCTGGGCAAAGGGCTGGTCTAGCAGCAGCCGTTGGTTCCGGCGCTGGGTTGCAGGGCGGCGAAGTTGCAAATCAGACTTATCAGGACATCATGGGCTTGGCTCCTGAAGTTCTGAACGCAAGTCCAAACTATCAGGCTCTTGTCGAAAGGCTCTCACCAGAAGAAGCTCGTCAGCAGCTTGCCACTGAAGGCGCTCGCCTTGCTGGTATTATGGGTGGCGGTATTTCTGCTGGGACCATGGCTGTTCTTCCCGGCGCAGAAAAAGCTCTGTTGGTTGGGAACGCTAAACGCAGCATTATTTCCCGTGTTCTCGGAACCTCTGGATGGGAAGCCCTTCAGGAAGGTATCGAAGAAGGTGGGGGTAGGGCGTCACAAAACATTGCTGCCCTCCGGGCTGATGTTGAGCGCGATATTAGCCGTGGCGTTGCAGGACAGGCCGCAACTGGGGCCGCTCTTGGCGCAGTTCTGGGTGGCGTTTCTGGGGCAATTAGCCGCCCCGAAGCGCAAGTCACTCCTCCCGGCGCACCGCCGCCCCCCGCTGCACCTCCCGCTCCTCCTGCATCTCCAGCCCCGCCCACTGCTGGCCCGGCCATTCCTGCTGTAACCCCACCCCCTCCGGTCCCTCCTGCGCCGACTGAGGCTGTTCCGCCAGCCCCGCCCATCCCCGCTGCTGTCCCTGCTGCACCTCAAGAGCAAGTGAATCCGGCATACACCGATTGGCAAGAACGTAGGGCCGCAACACTCGGCGATGTCGAGAAAGAGATTATTGACAACGAAAGGCGCCGCGCTGCTGGTGGTCCTGACGCTGCCAATCTGCCGTCTCCCGTAGATATTATGAATAGGTTTTGGCAGTGGGAGTCTCAAAACCCACAGCCACCAGAGACCCTAACCACTCAAGCCCCTGAGCAGCAAGAAGCCGCTCCCGTTGTTGAGCCGCCTGCGTCTGTGGCGCCCCCTCAGTTTGTCTCATTCAATGTTCCCGTAGGAACTCAGTTCCCCGTCATCACGCCGCCCGGCCCTGGTGGGCAAACCATGTCTGTTGATGTGGTGCCAGAGGTTGTGGATCTGTATTCTCTCACTCCAGCCAGCGGCAGGCTTCAGAACAGGAACATTGACGCCAAAGCCAATGAGCTTCTGATCTCAAAGATCGCCAATCGCCCCGACTTCTCTCAGCTTACCACCAGCCAATACGCGGATCGTGGCGCTCCGGTTGTTGGGGCAGATAACATCGTTGAGGTGGGCAACCACCGTATTGCTGGTCTGAAAAAGGCTGCTGAGAACAACCCAGAAGGGTTCAGGGCCTATGTTCAGTCTCTTCAGAACGCTGGGTATGATACTGCCGGGATGCAGTTTCCGGTTCTGGTGCGCCGCCGCTTAACGGACCTTGATGAGAACCAGCGTGTTCGGTTTGTAAAAGCTGCCAACAAAAGCGCCAGCCAAAACCTAGGCCCTGTCGAGTTGGCCCGTGAAGACGCTGAGGCTTTAACCGATCAGTTGTTGGCTAAGTTTGACGGGACGTTAGAGGCTGGGATTGAAGCCGCAAAGAATCGCGGGTTCGTTAATGATTTTGTTAATGCGATTTCTTCTGGAAACGACCTCAGTGATTTCATTGATGCTAAAAGCGGAAAGCTTCTTCCTGACGGTATCAATAGAATTAACCGAGCTTTATTTGCTGCGGCATATAACGATCAAACCCTTTTAGAAAAGTCCATCAGCAGCGCGGACGATGACCTAAAATCCATCACGGGCGCAATGGTCAACGCAACGCCCTCAATGCTCGCTCTCCGCAGAGGAGTTGAGTCTGGCCGCATCAGGGAAGAGTTCAACATTGTTCCTGATATTGTGCGGGCGTCTGATAGGATTAGGTCTGGTCGTGACAGGGGCATGACCCCTGCGGAAGTCCTCAAGATTGAGGACATGATGAATCCCGTCACTCCACTAGAGGCGTCCATTATTCGCCTCATGTCTAATGACAACATGAGTAAGGTTGCCTCCAAGGCAGCTATTACTCGTCGTCTAAAGGCTTACGCGGAAGAAGCTGCCACCCAAACACCTGATGTTGATTTGGTTGGCAAAGAGCGGCGCATTACTCCAGAGCAAGCTATCCTTGCGTCTCTTAATCCAGACCAGACGGCTATGTTCTCGCGTGGTCGTCCTATTGAGACTGTAGAAGAGCCTTCTGTTTCCCCCGCATCAGCGGTCAATCCCATTCAAGAATACTCGCGCAGGCACTACGCGCCTATTGTCTATCAAGACAAAGACTTCGCAATCCTTGAGGGCATTGATCGAAACGGGAACCCGGTTTACTTCGGGGCCATGACTAACGGGCAGACGACCCGAGATAAGGGTGCGTTGATTGATGTAGATAAATACAACGGCCCGTTTGTTCCTGAGTTTATTTTGGACCGCATGAGGGAGGCCAAGAAGGATGCTGTTGCTCGCGCAAATCAGCGCATCAAACAGAATCCAAACGGCCCGATTCCTGTGGGGTCTAATATCGGCTTCGATAAATCGTTTCCAGAAAGACTGCGTGGGTGGACATCTGAGCTTCTCAAAGAGCTTGGTATGTCTGATGCCAAGATTTTCTTCACCACCTTCAATGGAACGAAAGACCCTGACTACGCCGAAAGAAATAATCTGTATGGCGATGATTGGTTTCGTTCTCGCCGTGCGGCATACTACCGTGAGGGGGATTATTTTGGTGTAACCATAAGTCGCGTTGGAGAAAACGCATACACAATCGCAATCAAAGATGATGTTCGCCTTTCTCAACAAATTGAAACCTTAGCTCATGAAATTGGCCATGTCTTTGACAAGCAAATTCTCAAGAAGGAATCAAACGCAACCGTCAATGAGGTGATGAATGCGTTTGACCAGTGGCTATTAAAGAACAAGAAGCTTCCGACCCCTCAATACATCAAGCTCTTGAGGACGGCAGTTGTTGGGAAGAAGATCGCAAGCGGCTACCCGAATAGCCCTGCATATCAGACGCTAGATTCTTACTACCTCAGCTTTAGTGAGTGGTTTGCTGATCAGGTTGCTCGGTGGTCTTTGGTTTCCAAGCCAGCCGAAAGCCTCATGGGCCGGTTCTTCCAAAAGATCGCCGCTGCTTATCGGAAGATTGTGGCAGCTATGGGTGATGTTGGTTTGCCAAACCAAACCGTTGCCAAGTTCATCGAGGATCATCGCAAGCGCCACCTCCTCAGCACGGACCCGACTGAGGCTCCGATGTTTGACCCCGTTAAGACGAAGGGTTGGACCAAGAAGCCCAAGCAGCTTTCCATGGAGTTCTCTGCTGGGACCGCTCTTGTCCAGGCTCCTGAGACTGAGATCGAGGCTTCTCGTGCGCCCACGCAGCCACCTCAGCCTCCAGGTCCAACGCTCCTTACTCCAGCGCCACAACAGCCCACTCCGCCGCCTCCTCAGCCAAAGCTGCCGCTCGGTAGTGCTGCTGATTTCTATAAGGCGGTAATTCCAGAAGCCGAAAAGATGGGGCTTCTCGATAAGGTTCTGTCGGTTCTTATTGACAAGAAGAAGGGTGAAAGTCCTGGAGCGGCGATTGCCCGCACCACCATAAATCGCGCGGCTGGCTTGTACAACGCAGACGAGATGGCTTCTGCGAACGGTTACACTGGGCGCTCTGCTGGGCGCGCTATGGAAATGGCGCTGACCAATACTGCCCGCGTTCAGCAAATGCTCTTTCAAGCTATGGGCAGGATAGACCCTGTAACGGGAAGAATTACTCCACGCAGGGATGTTAAGCCTCTGTTCACCATCATGAAAGATGCTGGGGTAAAAAATCCAGACGACATAAACGAGTTGCAAGTTTATCTTGCCGCCCTGAAGGAACGTGACCTTCGGAAGAATGGAAGGCAGGGTTTCACAAATATACCAGACGGCGCTGTATTAGATGCTATCAATACTGCCGAAGCCAAGCATCCGAATTGGAAGCAAACAGCAGCGGACATTGATAAGCTCAATAACGCGCTTATTGACTGGTCTGTTGATACCGGCATCATAAGTAAGGATCAGTCTCAGAAGCTGCGCGATGTATTCTATACTCCGTTTTATCGGATTATGGAGAAGGACATTACTGCGGAGCCAAGCCGTTCCGTATCACCTAGAATTGGAGAAAGCTTCACCAACGTAGCGAGCGCGATTAACCGCGAACTAAAGGGCGGCGAAAGCCCGTTGGGCGATTTGATTTCCAATATCATCTTAAATGCAGACTCGATCATGAAGGCCGGGTTGAAGAACCTTGCCATGAAGACCTCTGCCGAGGTCATGGAGTTTGCAAAGCTTGGGAAGAAAAACCTTACAGGCACGAAGAACGAGAACACCATCACCTATAAGGTTAATGGCAAGGACATTGCCTTTGATGTTGAGGATGCGGCTCTGTTTAGTGCGCTGGCTGGTATGCCCCGCACCATGCAGAACGGTATCTACAATACCATGGCAAAGACGGCGGCTATCTTCCGTGATTTCGTTACAAGCGCACCATCCTTCATCTTCTCCAACCTCTACAAAGGCAAGATCTCTGCCTATGTTCAGGAGGGGCAGCCATTTACGACTAACACCCTGGCGGGTGTACGCGATTTCCTGAATGCCAGCGAGTCCGCGCAAAACTTCGCACTTCAGACCGGCTTTGGCGGTATGGAGTACGGGATGGAGCCAAGGAACATGGCCAAGATTTTTGCCCGGAAGCTTACTGACGAAGGCATTATGAAGTCGCTGTCCAAAGGCAAAGCTCTGTCTGCCATAAGGCAGGCTTACGGTAAAATGCAGGAGCTTTCAGAAGCCACCGAAATGGCAGAGCGCCTGAAGCTATCAGAAAATCTTGTCAAAAAAGGAATGAGCCAGGAAGACGCTGATTTCCAGGGGTATCTTCTTGCTCCTTATTCTCGTCGTGGAACGGGCGAAGGGTGGCTGGGCGCCAGTATGCAGTTCATGATGCCGCTTGTGCCGTTCTTGAACGCAAAATTGCAGACGACCTATCGCCTTGTTGAAAATGAAAAGGGCGACAAGCGCAGGCTGTGGACCCTTGGTATTCCACAGCAAATTTTCCTGCGTGGACTTGTTCTTACCGCATTTTCTCTCATGGCCTATGGCTTGAACTTAGAGGATGACGAGGAAAAGTGGGACAAGATCCCGCCTTACATGAAACTCAACTACGACATCATCCCATTCATGGGTAACTACATCACCCTGCCTCGGGCGTTTGAAATCGGTCAGGTTTTTGGTGCGCTGCCGATCTTTGTCCTCGATGCGATTCGCCGTGGTGAGGGTAAGGATTTGGCCGAGGCTTTGGTTGAGGTTGGGAAAAACACCTTCTGGATGAACCCCATCCCCAAGGCGATTGACCCGATCCTCGGTGCCTTCACCAACTATGACTTCTTCCGTGGCAGACCCCTTGAGACCAAGGGTGAGCAGGCCCTTCCGGTTGGTGAGCGCATTAACCGCAGCACCACCAAGACGGGTGAGGCTTTGTCTGCCGTGGTCAACTCTATCTTTGGCGATATTCTTAGCCCTATCAAGGCTCAGGCCCTGCTAGACGGCTATACAGGAACGCTGGGGGCTTCGTTGATGGCGGGGTTTGATAGTATCCTGGCTGCTGGCGGTCTGATACCAGGGAAGCCTGCTGGGGCGTTTGGCGATCCTTCATCTATGCCCGCAATCCTTGCCAACTTTGCTGGGATGCAGAGGTTCTACCGTGAAGATGAACAGATGGTCAGCCGATTTGTGGGTGACTTCTACAAGATCAAGGAGATGACGGACCAGCTTGTTCGGTCTCAGAACCTTGCTCGGCAGGCTCGGGACTTTGAGCGTCTGACGGAACTTCAGGGCGAGGCCGGTCTGCCCCTCCGGTTGCGTTCTTCTGTGAACACCGCATCTGAGCAGATTGCCGACCTCAACAAGCGGATACGAATGATCGAGCGCAGTGATAGAGATGCCTTGGATAAGGCCAATGCAATCGAGCCGCTGATTAGGCGGCGCGATCAGGTGGCGAAACGGGTGGTTGATCAAGCCCGAAACATCGGAGCCTTCTAAAAAGGCTTCGTTGACTCGACAAATTGCGGACTATTGATCTCTTCTAGGATTGCCGCGTAGCCAGCAATATCGACATGGCTATCGCGGTGTCCCGGGGAGTGCATCAGACGGGCGACCTTCAGAAGCAGCATCATCATGGCAACATCGTATGCCTTGAGGTCTGGGCTTTCAGACAGGAAGTTTTCACCCTTGCGGGTTTCCTGAAGCCAGAAATTCCACAAGCTTGCGATGCGTTCATGGTTGATGGTCTTGTCGCCATAGTCAATAGCCCTCTGCCCCGATACCAGGGTGGCAGCATGACCCAGCATTTCACCGGCTTTCATTTTCAAACCTCTCTCTCAATTCAAGGAACAGCTTTCTGGCTGCTCGGTTGTCTTTCAACTCAGATCTGCTTTCGACATTGCAGATTTCCTTTACTGCCTCGGCGGCGGCGTCTTCGCTAAGGTCAAATGCAAAGCCTTTTTCTTGAAGCCATTTCTGGAACTTCATATTCCGGCAAAGCATACCAGCGGATTGAACCGCCCTCTCCCCTTCCTCCATATCCTTGCCTTTGATGGGCTGGTCATGATCATCGAGGGGCAGCATTCCGACCATGTATCGGGTGCCGGGTCTGGCGCCCAATAGGTCTAGGGGAGTTTCGTTTGGATGGATTGTGAGAACGATATATGTTCCCTTTCCATCCTGACGCATCGAGGTTTTGATTGCCTCGAATTTTAGCCATGGTTGTTTGGGTTCTGACATTTCATATCCCCATGGTTGAATGTGATTCAAGCTTGCATGGGCTGCACATTCTGTTGTGCGAACCCTCAGACCTGAATGGTTTTCGGCAAGTCATGCACTTCCTTTCTTGGAATACAATGACCGGCTTTGGTTTCGATCTTTCGTTGTTCTTTGTGATTAGGGCGTATTGAACCTTCTCTTCCTTGGCATGGCGCCGCCAGAAGCTTTCAACATTCCACCCCTTTACTCCCAACTCCTCTCCTATGGTTGCCCATGTTTTCCCCTCCTCTTTCCTGTCTTTAATGAAAGAGATTCTTTCTTTGATTTCTTCGTCTGTTAAGAAAGGTTTTCCTGTCATCTTCCTTGCCTCGTCTTCAATGGCACTCTCTTCTGTGGTGGATCACTCCCAAGAATTGGAACTCTCAATTTATATGGTTCACTCAAAAATGATGGCACTCTCTCTTGACATGGTTCTCTTCACCTCTCTGGAACTCTCACTCTCTATGGATCACTCGAAGGTGTTGAAACTCTCGCTTGTAATGATTCACTTTGCCCTTTTGGAACTCTCGATGCGTATGGTTCACTCATCTTGCGTGTAGCTTTCATTGTGCATGGTTCATTCTCGGCTGATGGAACTTTTAAACCTTGTGATTCACTCTAACTTTATGGAACTCTCTTACATGATGGTTCACTCTCGCTTTATGGCACTCTCCGTTTCGATGGTTCACTTTGTCCCGCTGGAACTCTCTTTTGTGATGGTTCACTCCTTCTCGATGGCACTCTCCATCCGAATGGTTCACTCCTAAAAGTTGGCACTCTCCATCATGATGGCTCACTCAGCCGATTGGAAACTATCTGACGACATGGTTCACTTCATTGCTCTGAAACTCTCAAGAGGTCCGGTTCACTTCTCGACGTTGGTACTCTCGATTACGATGGTTCACTCGACGACCATGGAACTCTCTTCGACGCATGGTTCGATCTTCTTTCTCGTTACTGTCTGGCTGGATGTCTCACTTAGCGGCGCAGTTACTTTCTCCGGGCATGGTTCACTCGCGAGTCATGGAACCCTCTTCCAGCGTGATTCACTTTCGCGTCATGGAACTCTAGCGTGATCTGATTCACTCATTCTCCTCGGCGCTATCCTAATCAATGGTTCACTTACCTATGTTGGAACTCTCGCTGTGAATGGTTCACTTCAGCACAATGGCACTCCCTGCGGTTCTGGTTCACTCAAGTAGCTTGTAGCTTTCGCTAGTGCTGGTTCTCTTCTCGACCAAGGCGCTCTCATCCACAATGGATCTCTCTGCCTTTTTGGAACTCTCGACATTGACGGATTACTTCATTGGCCAGTTAGGCGGCGCGATATAATGGGCATGGTCCATGTGGGTAAGGACATACGGCTTTACAGGCTTTTCGCCCGTGGAGATTTCCCACCAGACATGGTGAAGGTGTGAGATGAACAGCTTCACGGCGTATCTCTTTGCCCTGGCGTGGATGTGGGCAGGAGGAAGTTTGCCGGCCTCGTAGAACTTCTTGGCCTGGGTATCTGCCCCAAACTTCTTGCGCTCAAGGATGCTCTTGGCCTGCGCTGAGAACTCAAGGTTCTCGTTGCGCGCCAACTCGATCTCTTTGCGTTCCTTATAGACCTTCCCATAGATGTCGTTCTCGTTGCCCGACACCTTCACGAAGGACTCCCCGATCTTCCAGCAGAGCGTCTTGAGGCGGGCGTTCCATGGCCGCTTCTGCCCCTTATCCCAGGTCTGGGTGGGATCGAGACCAGCGTAGCGCCAGATATGCCCCACGGTGGGTGCCTTGGTAATGTCGATATGGGCCAGCATCCCAGCCGATATGACAGGCCCAATCCCCACGATAGAGCGCATCCAAGCGCCGACTTGGTTACTGCCACTATAAGCGTCCAGGGCGCGGGCGACTTGCTTCTCAAGGATCTCCCGCTGGTCGAGGAGCCATGTCATGACATCGGCGGGTTCGCCGGATTCGGTCAGGCTTCTGTGTTGGTGGGCAGCACGAATGCGGTCATCCTGCATTGCGTAATACGCATCAACAAGGAAACGAGCCTCGTCATCAGACAATGTTCTCGCTGCGTTCTTTAGGTCTTTCGTCAAACGAATGACGGGTGTTAGGTCTAGGTCACTCATGTTTATTCCCCTCTGGTTGGTGTGGGGGCTTGCGCCCCCACTTGATTAGCCGACTTTCCAGACGCGGACGGTGTTCTCACCATCTTGCGCCGCACGAAACTGACCTTCGATCTTGCTGTTGCGAATGAAGTTACGCATCGAGGCCAGCTTGTATTCAACGCGGAAGCTGTCACCCACATCCATAGCGTGCATGGTGGCAATCATACCCTCGCGCTTCTTAGACTTCCTGCCCAGGTAAGTCCTGGGGACGGGAACATTCTTCTCGATCTGAAACATCTACTATCTCCGTGATTACTGCATAGACCTGAGCGCCATTACGCTCAGACCAAACTCCTCCATTCAGACCGACCTCATCTCCGACTTTCCATTCCACCCCGTTCCCTCGGGGCAGTAAGTCAAACTCTCTGTGAATAAGCCCTGGGTAGTTAGGGTTTATTCCTCTTGCCCGAACTGCTCGCACCATTTGATCGGGTCCACTCCCTGCAAATCCCACCATGTCTTTTCGTCCCCATAACTATGCAACTCGGTATGATGGTCAGCACACAGAGGCACTGCCCAATTATCTCCAGACTTCATCCCCATCGCGGAAGGTTCCGCGAACATTAGGTGATGGGCCTGTGAGAACCTACCGCAAATCAAACAGCCTTTCATACGAATCCATTGGAGGTGCTTGTTCGATTTTATTCTCGAACCTTTGGAGCCTGTCTTGCGGAACCATCCAACACCATCCTCTTGGACTTGTGTATTTATAGGAGTCTTTTTTGCCTTCTTTCGCATTGATATACCCAACTACATTAAACTCTGGCGGGTTGCAAATGACAAGCACTATGTCTTGATCATTTCTGTCTTTTTCGTAAATCACCAACTTACCATTTTGGTGATGTGTTGACCGCACCTCATAAGGACCAACATCGTTGGAGCCGATCCCGGCTACCCCCGACCAATACAGGTTCAGTCCTTTTGCTGCGGCCAACTCCGCCATACAGGAGATGAAGTCTGTGGCAGACCTATCTTCTGGCTGGTCAATGTTTTCTTTCGGCTTGGCCCCCCGGCTAACTGCACTCGCATACCTTTCGGCTGCGTGTAGGCAGGCCAGTTTAACTTCACCGGGGGAGAGCCGAACCAACATTAGAACGGGATCAGATCATCGAGATCGTCGTTGGACCGCTTCTTGTATTCGCCGCCGCCCTTCGGTTTGCGGGGATCGAAGGCCAAGGAATAGAACTTGCCATCGCGGCCATTGCGGACCCAAGCAGACACCCAAAGAGAGATGGGCTTGCCAGCCTCAGCCAACTCGACAAGCGCCTGGAACTGCTCAGGAGATAACTCCATATCGCCCTTCAGGTCAGGAGCCTTCTCGTTGGTCTTGGCGCGGTTGATGTTCAACGTCCCGCCGTAATACTTCTTCTTTTCCATTACACATTTTCCTTTTTGATCTGAGCCTTGCGCTCTGAGAAAGCGGCGATGATCCGCTTATGCTTTTCAGGGGCATGAATCTTCAAAAGATCCAGGCCCTTGATATTGTCGGACCAGAATTGTTTCAGGTCGTTCTCGGTCTCGGCAGTCGGGACGAAGGTTACAAATACATCCTCAAGCTGCTTGAGGTCTTCTTCGCCTGGGCCTTTGGGGGCAATCACTTCCTTGAGAACAGGGTTCTCCCTTGGAGCCTTCTCGCCAAGCATCAGGTCTTCGGGGTTCGTCTCGTCAGCATCAGCCCCAGCCTCGCCCGTGGCGACAGAGAACAACTGGCGCATAAACACCTTGTCCACATAGGACATGGCAGAGCCAACCGTCTGCGCGCCCTGGATGGGGTGGACGATGGTGATGGTAGAGAAGTGTTGCAGGCAGTCCCCGGATGAGTGCATCAGGGTCATGGAGTAGGTAGCGCGGATGATACCCGTCTTCCCTACATCGGGCAGCAAATCAAACTTGATCTCGTTTGCCACCCAGGCCAGCCCATTAGCCGCCGCAGCAGCAGCCACCTTTTCATAGTATGTATCAATGGACACATCCTACCTTGGTGCGCGTTTCAATGATCGCTTTGATTGTTTCTGGTTTCACTTAGGTTCTCCTTTCTGTGGTATCTTTATCATTCTTCCAGCATTTGTGCAAGCCTTGGTGGCGTCCAATTTTCAGGTTTTAAGATTTTTCCATCGGAGCGCCTACGCACATATCCGGTTTCTGGATCAACCTTATCCATGTTGGACCGGATTACTTCGTCCCAGCCCTTTTGCATGGGGAAGCCAGCAGACAATCCCGCCCCAATACAGACAACGATAATGTCCAGCAGGGCATCGAACATCTCCGACTTCCTGTTTGTCCCAACCGCATCAAACAATTCGGTTGCCTCTTCCCTAATCAAGTTCAGGTAGAGTTCAAATTGATCTGGGTTGTTCTCATTCACGGTCTGCCCGCAAGCGGTCATGAATTTCGCCTGATCATCAACATAGTCTGGAATCAATGAGTCCATGTTCTGTAATTCTTCTGCCGGGATGGTGAACGTCCAACGATCACCAGACCGCGTGGCGAACAGCTTGAAGTCCGTCTCGTTGAAGTCATGAATTGAGGTTGCCATCGTAGTCATGGGTTTCTCCTATGCCAGGATCTTATCAAGGGCATTCTTACCCTTGGCTGTGATATGAATATACACCCGGCGCCGATCTTTCTTGTCCCAGCTACGCCGCACCAAACCACTCCTTTCGAGTTCATCAAGCGCGCGAGAGATTGCCGGGGCGGTGAAGCCGCAAGCTTTGGCGAGGGCATTAACCACAGGTGCTTCTGTGGCAGTATAGAGTTCAAGCATAATCCTGAGCCGGACTCCCTTCAGATCGCCGGATGCCTTGAGGACACCAGCAATAAGCTTCGCCTTTTCTTCGGTAGTCATCTCTATCTCCTGTGTGTGTAAAAGACTTGGCTGTCTATTTCTGCCACCTCCAACAGGTGACGCCACCTAACGCGGTGACGCTTTGCATGGAAATAGATAGCACCCTTGGTCAGGTTCCCTGGTTGTTCCCCGGCAATGCGATAGGCTGTCTGCCAAGCGGAATTATTAGGGGGCCTGATATTCTTGGATCTCGTGCAGACCCACGAAAACTGACATACATTCCCCCTGCGCTGATAGACCACGGCGCATGGAGTTTTGGGGAACGCTGGATGTCTTACTCTATTCCAGACAACCTCAGCTACCGCCCGTTGTCCGTCATCAGACAGACCGCGCGCCTCCCAGTAAATAGCCCTGGCGATGCAATCCCGCTGATCCGCAGCATGGACGACAGGCGCCATGACGGTTAGCGTAACAGCAAGGAAGATCGCCTTCATCAATTCCCCACAGACTTCATGCAGTCAACGAGGGAATTAACGATAGCGTTTGTTCCGAGAAGTGAGATGGTCCACGAGGGTTCACCCGCACCAGGGAATCCCAGAAACATCCTCTGCCCGAGGCGAAACTGATTCTCAAACCGTCCGATAAAGCGAGACGAGATGTGCCATTCAAGGGACTTGTTGTTTACGGCGTTGGCATTTGCAGACCAGTTTTCATACCCATCCACCTGAAAGGACACAGCCACTATCCTGCCCGGCGTCACGTTCCACCTTGGATGGACCGCATGGAAGATGATCCTGTCTGATCCCTGGAACCACTTGATCATGAGGTGCCGCCCGTCATTCGGGTCAATCACATCAATCCCACAGACAACGGAATTGCTTGGCGTCCTTGCCACGAAAGAACTCCAATGCCCTCGCTGTTCTAGGGTGGCAGAATTTTGCGATAGCGCCGGGACCGATATGCCAAGCGATAACGCAGCAGCCAAGATAATCCGCTTCATTCTTTCTCTCCCATGTCGCGGATAGCTTCTTCGGGAGTGCGTCGCTCGCCTTTTGCTAACGCCAAGAGAACCTGATGAATAGCTACGGTTGCTCCGCCAATGGTGGGCGTGAAGCCCATACGATACCCCGCTTGCTCATGCCTCTTCCCCGTAACACGGGCTTCCATTGCGGCTTCCTTAAAAGCCTCTGCCCGGATTTCCTTCATCAAAGACATTAACTCTTCAACGGTGATGTTCATTCTTTCTCTCCCATATCTATCAACCGATACTGAGCGGGCCTGCGAATAATATGCCCAAAAGCGATTTGCTCCCAGTTCTTGTCTCTGTATTCAACCCACTCAAGCCAAACCATGGTCTTGCATACGGTTTCTACCGGAAGCCAAGCGAACACCCTATGCCAATCGGTCTTGTCTATTGCCTTCCACCTCATTGTTTTTCTCCCAGCAACTCGCGTGTTTCCGGCTTCAGCTTATCCCAATCGCCGCGCCAGATGTGCTTTGCCAAATCCTGCACAGCAGCGCGCAGCTTTTCGATTTCGGTGGCGGCGCGCAACATTTCCGCGCGCGCTAGTTGTTCGTCGCTCACTTCTTCCGCGCCTCCATCATTGCATCGGCTGCGCGGTATAACTGCTCCGCGTGTTCTTTGAAGCCAACCATAAAATCATCCGCCTTCATTAGTGCCATCGCAAATTCATCGCGCAGGGTTTTGCATGGCTGATCTGTGATAATGTCAGGCAATGGCGCATCAGGCGGCGTGTCGCTGACATAGACTTCGGAGATTAGGTCGAGTATATGTTGCGCGCCGCTATTGAGGAAACGACCATCCTCATACCAAGAGTGATCAATACCAATCCAACCACCGAGTTTTTCACGCTTGCTTGGTTGCATCGGCCCAACAACATCGCCGCCCCGCGTCCGGTAATACGCGCCTTCACGAATCTGCATTGCAAGCTTGATCATTCCTTTTCCTCCATCTTCTTGCGCTGCTCTTTCCAGACATCGCATATCAACTTCGCCCACTCATCATCAAGGCCATCAATAAATGTCACGCCTTCGCAATACATTACTGTGTTGACGTAATTGAAAATGGCTGTCTCTAGCTGAATGGTATAATCATTCAGTTCCTGGCTCATATTCATCCACCGCTCATACTCTTTCTGAAAGAAGATTCTATTGCGGTCAGCAATCTTCATCTCCTCTTCGGCTTTGGCGAAGTATTTGCGGAGCCTTTCTATTTCTTTTGCTGCCTCTAGTTCAATCTCAGAATGCACACCATGCTCATCGTATGTGTGTGCCACGGAGCGAAGAAGTTCCACGATGTCGGTCATTGCTTTTTCCTTTCGTAGTAATCGGGAGGATCTTTGTTCTCGCCCTCCCATGCGCGGGCTTCCATAGCTTTCTGCCCCCATGCCAGTGCTTCTTCTTGTGTTTCCTCATAGCCAATCGTCATGACCGTGTTGTCAAGCAAGACGGCGGCGATCCATAGGCCGCTCCAATCTGAAGCGCGGCCAGTGACCACTCGAAGTTCGCTCATTCTTTTTCTCCTGGGTTTTTCTTTATAAACCCAGCGTCAAATGCAAATGATACAAACATTATTTGAATCATTGTTACTGATGCGGCAACGAAAAGCGCAGTTGGAAGTGACCACTCCCACAGATACATTGCCATTTCGCCCAGCGCATATACCCAGCAGAACCCTATGAGCGGGGCCATAAACACTGCCGCTACTTTCATGGTAAACTTCATTCCTTTTCTCCCAGCGCCGCGCGGGCGATTCTGCACAGTTGATCCATGTATGACATAGGGTGTGCATCTTGTGTGTGCGCTTTGATCGCAAGCAACGCCCCCTGCATCGCGCGCCGTTCTGCCCGCAGCTTTTCTATTTCGTTGGCTGCTTCTTTTGTGTCGCCAAGGCTTGCTGATAGCCCTGACGATAAATCCGCCCGCAGCCGTTCCACAATGTCGCTCATGGCCCTTCTCCCAGCGGAGCGCGGGCGATTGCATCACATACCACTAGCAGCGCCTCTGGTGTTTCGTCTTTCCGCCTTGCGGTAACACTAATTTTTTTTAGCGCCGCCCGCAGCTTTTCGATTTCTTTTGCTTGGGTTTTTATCAGGGTTTTTCTATCCAGCATTTCATTCACCATATCCTCCTTGGGTTTATCCCAATCGCTCATTCCTTTTCTCCCAGCGCGCGGATGGTGGCGGCGATATCTTCCGCAGTTTCAGCGCAAGTCTCCCACGCCTGTTGCCAATCATGAGGAATGCCTTCGGGGCGATCTTTCCACTTTGCAGGGTATTCAACGCGGTTCGCGTGGGCGACTGCATTGCAGATTGAAATGCACTCTCCCAGCGCATCGCGCCGGGCGGTTTGCAGCGCCGCCCGCAGCTTTTCGATTTCCGCCCTTAACGCATCACGTTCTGTACCTAGTGCGCGAAGCATGGCGGCGGTTTCAACGCACATAAAATACAGCCCCTTTTCAATAGCGTCAGGATTTTCCGAAACTGTTGTCGCAGTGCTTTCAAAAAAAGCTGCCACTTCTTTTACTCGCGCTGCATTTATGTCGCTCATTCCTTTTCTCCCAGCGCACGGATGATGGCGGCTACATCTCGCGCGTCAGGGTAAACCGCGCCGCCTTTACAGCTTTCGCAATACTCATCTCTACCGTCCCATTGATGCACATCATCAACCAGTGACGCCGATTCTTCCAGCGCATCCCGCCGGGCTTGCTGGATCATCTGCCCAATCTTTGCCGCCGCCTCTGCGTTGAGCGTCAGTCCGGTGGCGGCATAGATTTTATCTGCGATGTCTGTCATTTCTTTTCTCCCAGCGCCGCTCGGGCTTTGATGACTATGGTTGCCATGTCATTTATCATTCCCACCATTATTTCGTTGTCACGCTTCAGCATATCCCGTTCCGCCCGCAGAGCGTCACGTTCCGCTGCTAAAGATCTTAACATATTTGAAGCATCTACCTCAGTCGCCCTCCAAGTTGACCCGCTGACCCCGGATAATTGGAGGTTATACGCTATTTCTTCCGCGCGCTTTGTGCTTGTGTCGCTCACTCCTTTTCTCCCAGAGCCGCGCGAGCGATTTGGAAAAGTTGATCCATGTATGTCATGGGGTGAGCGTCTTGTGTATGCGCCTTAATCGCAAGCAACGCCCCTCTTAGCTTTCTAATTTCTGCCGTTTCAGCCCGTTCATTCCAAGCCTCAATCGCTTCCTCTTCAGTCTTGAATAGGTCATGACCAAGGGCGAAGATGTGTCCGTGGCAGTCACCACCAGCGCACGACACGGCATATGCAATAGGAGGATCATGCCAAGTGCAATCCGATTTCGTTATTGATAAGCGTTTGCCACCGCAAAATGGACAGGGCTTCTTCTTCATTCCTTTTCTCCCAGCGAGGCGCGGGCTTTTATGACTATGGCTCCCATATCATTTATCATCCCCACTATAATTTCGTTTTCCCGCCGCAGCTTTTCTATTTCGATGATGGCGCATTGCACATCTTTCAAAGGCGGACTAATCAACTGCCCAGGCTCAAGCGGCTCGCCTTCTGCGTCACAGCACGCAAATTTCAAGCGTTCCACAATGTCGCTCATTCCTTTTCTCCCAGCGCGCGGGCGATTGCTTTCTTGAACATATCAACAATGTCCAAGCACTCATCTCCAAGAGGGGTGCCTCCCCTTGTTTCTTCCCAAAAGGGTGCAGCCTCCTCAATCGGTAAGATCATCTGCCCGGATTTAATGTAGAACCCGTCCATACCTTGCCACAAAAACAATTCCTGCCCGTCACTACGCATGGCACGGCGGAGCAACTGGATAACTTTTCTTCCTCCTTCTATCTCTGCGCCTTGGAAACCAGGCTGGCGCCATTGAGGTCGGCGTTTCTCATCTTGGCGCGATGAAGGTTGGTGGCATTGAGGTTGGCACCGCATAGTCTGGCGCCTGTCAGGTCAGCGAAGTCTAGCTTGGCTCCATAGAGGTTTGCACGTTTTCCACCCTTCTCTCCCAGCCATAACTCATGATCCGCCAGCACGGCGTCGAGTTCTTCTTGCGTCATTGCTTTTCTCCCAGCGCGCGGCTACGAATAGCGTCACGAAATGCCCCGTCGAACACAATCAACGCTTCTTCCCATGCCTCAAGCGGCGTCCAATTTTCGGCTCCTTCCGGCACCTTCAAATGAACGCTAACACTAGCACACGCCTCGCGCTCGTTATCCACACGCTCGCGGATAGCTTCGATGATCCGGCTCGCCGTTGCGTCCATGGGAAGGCGCAAGTCCTCCGTGATGCGACCCAAGCGGTTAAAAAATTCATCGCGCTCTTGTTCGGCTTTGCTGACGTAAGTGCCGGGTGGCGTGTCTGTCAGCGCGCGGATTATGCGTACAGCCTCATCGCGTGAAATCATACTGCGTAGCATCGGCTGCATCGCCCGCGCCGCTTCTTCCAGCGCATCGCGCCGGGCTTCCTTGAAGCGCGCATCCACTTCGGCGGGCGTCAGGCATGGGCCTAAGTAGCGCCAACAAGCCCAATATCGTGCAGACCGGTGCGTGGTGCGATCCCAATAACCATCGCGTTCCCATTTGAATTGATCAATAATGCCGGTTGGTTTTGTGCCGCAATAATCCATCCATTCCAGCCAATGCCACCCATCCCGCTCCGGGTTCAGCGGCACCCCAGGGCGCGCGGGGTCGGGCCATCCATTGTTGTCGCTCATTGCTTTTCTCCCAGCGCCGCGCGCACCATCCGTTTTGTCTCCCGCCATTCTCCGTCCTGAATGAAAGCTGGTTCCCATTCATTGATCCACACCATCACTTCGGTCAGCGCCGCCCGCAGCTTTTCGATTTCGTCGGCGGCTTCCATAAGCAAGCCTCCCAAATCCATGCGCGCTTCGCGCACGCATTGGCGCTCTCCCGGCTGATCATCTCGCAACCGGTCCACAATGTCGCTCATTCCTTTTCTCCCAGCGCCGCGCGGGCTTTCTTTACTGGCTCCATGTCTCGATCAAACCTACGCATCTCGTCTGGGTAGATGTGCTGACTGCCACGGAATCTGTCTGTTATTTCATCTTCCAGGTCATCAGCGCATTCTTTGAGGAGCGATCTTAGCGTTCCGTTCTCTGTGAGAAGGAGGATCAATTCGGCTTTCATTCGAGTGACTTCCGCCGTAGTGCTGCTGGTGTCGGATGCTTCTATCTGCATTGCTGTCTCTCCATTTCCTGCTTTACTGCTATTCTCACCTGAGTCCTGAGATTGAGTGCCGCTCTTTTATCTGACGGCGAATTACTCAGGCTTGTCACTAATGTTCTGCCACCAACAACGTAGATCAGGCGGGAATGTCGGCTGTCTATTTCAACGGTCCATTCCAGACCAAGCTCATCTAATTCTTTAGTGGCAAGACTTATATATTCACGGACTTGTTTAGTGATCCTCATGGTATCCACCGAACAAGTAGTGCCGCAGCTAGACCGCCAAAGAATCCACCAAGGAAGATCATTAGAAGGGCCATAGCTGCTGCCGCCGTATCATTCCTGAAGACGCTTGAATTGCTCGCACCACTGCGCCACCTGACAGAAGTTTTCGCATCGCGTATTTTCGCCAGGGCGTTCTGTAACTGTAGCTTTATTTTCTGTAGCATAGGCTTCCGCTTGCTCCCTTTCATTGATGTCGAATAGCTTCAACGCTTTGACTCGGCCTTCTTTCATGATGGCGAGTTTGCCCGGCTTGAACCAGCGTTCTTCGTCGGAGCAGTCGGGCATTGCCTCGCCCCAATCGAAGGCGCGCTCTGCCTCTTGGTGTATCTTGATGCGCCCGGTGACGTATTCCTCGCGGGCTTTGAATGACCAGAGTGTTTGGGGCAGAACAACAAGCGGGGCTTGCGGATAGCCTTCGCGCCGGGCCGCTTCATGCCTGGACCAATCACGCACAACGGCATTGATGGTCAGGTCTGTTACCTCCCAGCCTTTCTCTTTCTCGATAAGGTAGGCGTAGGAATTAAGCTGACGTTCCCAATCTGGCTTGGGGTTC